CGATGTCCATGACACCAGCCAGTTTCTTACGCCCCATACCGTACATGATACCAAGGTTTACAGTCTTGGCTTCCTTACGGGTTATATCTGCGATGTCTGCAACCATCTGATGGAAGTCAGCGTTGCCCTGTTGATACATATCAACTACACTATCTATCTGAGGGTGCCTGTGAACGCCTGTTAGTTGAGCACAGTAGTGTGCCAGCCAGCGTGGTTCTTGTGACGCATAGTCAAAGCTGCCCCACTTTGTACCCTCTTCGGGTATGAATAGACCACGGATCATAGACTTTATTTCTGGATCTCTTGCCGGGATCTGCTGTAGATTCGGGTGGGACGACGAAAATCTTCCTGTAACTGTCCCCCCTTCATCAGAACGAAGAGGGTTAAAATCACAATGGATGCGACCATTACACGAATGTTCAAGTATTGTCTCAACAAAGGTAGTGTTTGCCTTATTAAATTCACGCAATTTCACAATCTTCTGCGCGATGGGGTGAGTATGATTGCTAAGAAACTGCTTTGTAAAGGACGGAGCATTAGAATTTTCTGTCCTATGGTATTTAAGCCCAAGGGCATCGAACGCCTTTGCCACAGATGCAGCCGCCCACGGCTCGACCGTCACCCCGGTTTCGGTCCTTATTTCTTTTAGGAGTTCCTTCTCACGATTACCAAGCTCGATCTGAATCTGCTCTGCACCATCGATATCAACACGCACACCTTTAGTTTTCATCTCAAGAAGTACAGGTAACAGACTGGATTCTAACTTGAATATGCTTGTGACTTCATCCTTCTTAATGTCTACACGCAACCTGTCCCAGAGCCGCAGTGTTACCGCAGCATCCTGTTCGGCATAGCTGCCCACAAACTTCGACGGCAATCTCCACATGTCACTCTTCGGATCCACATGGTACATAGCAGCCGCAGCTTTGAGCATCTTCTCGTTCTTGTATTCGCCAAGGTACTCGCCTGTCAGAGAGTTTAGATTGTAGAACCTACGGTTTTCGTTGAGCAGTGGCGCGGCTATCATGGTGTCGATTATCGGACCTTGAACCTCGATCCCTGCCCAGCGCATCCAGCCCAGATCATACATGGCATTGTGCATAACCTTCTCGATCTTGGGTGTAGCCATCTGTTTCTTCAGCCAGTTGACCACCAGCTTCTCCGGCAGGTTGCCCTCCTCGTGACGCACAGGATAGTAGCCAACGAAGTCACCAGCCGCCACAGCGTAGCCTATGACATAGCCATCGTTCCTGCACCACCCCGGCCCCAGCTTCATCAGATTCGGATCTCGTGTCTCCAAGTCAATAGCGATACGATCATATCCTGTAAGATCAGGAAAGGATGACGGCGGCTCCCACTCATCATCACCGAATCCAAGGGCAGCTTCTTTGACATCAATATCAAGAAGGTTCATCTGCTTGTCAGTCATTTACAATCTCTCCGCCAAGGGCAGCGTATCCTATGATATCCACCCATGAGTCATCCTTTGTCATGTCTTCGGTTAATCTAGCTAATTTGAGTCCCACCATGCAAGCCACCACCTGTTCGGGTGTGATCTCCTGCTCGAGTATGATGCTCCATATCTTTGCTATGCGCTCATGGTTCTTTCTGGCCGGACCATACTCCTTGGCTCTGTCTCCATTAATCAGTGCCTCTGCCGTATCTAGAAAATGTTTTCTGTTTTTCATAGTTGAAACCCATAGTATGATTGTGATTCTACAATATGCAGGGACTTTCGAGCGCGAGTCAGACCAACATAGAATGTCCTGATCTCAGAGTCCTGATCCCTGCTCTCGACACAAGCCCTCGAGGAATCCAGAAGCAGAGCCACGTTGTCTGCCTCACCGCCCTTGGCTTTGTGTATGGTTGATATCTTTATGCGCGGTGTACCTGTCAGGATTGACTCACCCATCCGGCGCACAGATGTAATGTATATCCGCTCCCGTTCAGACACCTTGAGCACCTCGTGCCACGGTGTATCAATCTCTGCCGTCAATTCACACAGCTTCTTTATGTCCAGAAAACCATATGTTTCTTCGGTGTCCAGACTGGCAAGCTGCTTCCTGCCAGCCTTTGTAATGACATCTGCTACCAGCAGCGTTGATAGCTTCTTCAGGTCTGCCGCAGACAGGAACCTGCCCTTACACAGATCGAGCCATAGCTCAATACCGCTCAACACGTTTGGTGATATCGACCAGCCTGACCCCTCGCGCCAGTACAAGAAGCCCTGATCCTTGAGATCACTCGCCACCTTGTTGGCTATAAAGTTTGTTCGAGTCAGTATAAGCCACTCACCCTCTCTGATATCCACATCCATGATGTCACGGTGCCAGACAATCGCACCTTGCTCATCGGTGCCCGACCATGTCTTTGGTTGCCGTGTTATCAAACGCCTGACCATATTGTCCGCTTGTTTTTGTATCGACACAGGCAGGCGGTAGGACTTGTCCAGTATTATCTTATTATCGCAGGCATTCAGAAAGTCCTTAACGTCCACACCCATCCAAGAATAGATGCACTGATCATCATCTCCGGCATAGTATATGCGCTTGGCGTTGGGCTTCATGACCTCATGTACCATGCGCCACTGCAACGGAACCAGATCCTGCGCTTCATCCACAATCAAAACATCTAGCAGCGGACTGTCACCCTGTTCGATAAAGTTCTCGATCATGTCTACGAAGTCTACCTTGCCTGTCTCTTTCTTGTAGTCACGAAACACCTGATCCACCAGTTGAAGTTGCTGGTAGTGCAGCCTGCGGTCAGCTACATCGTTGAACTGTTGCTCGATACTTATGCCTCGAACCCGTGCCATCTGAATGATAGACAGGTACGCATCACCGCTCTTGCCGGGTCTGAACAGAATACCTTCAGCCATCGTTGCAGATGAGTTGGATGTGAACTCAAGCCCCAAGAGACCACCCAGCTTGGAATAGTCCTTGCCGCCCAATACCTGCTTGACCTGCAATCCCAGTATCTGAAACGCGAAGCTATGCAATGTGCGAAACCAGACCATCTGATTCACATCCATGTTCAGCTTTGCAGCCGCCCTCTCTCGAGCTTCTTCTGCCGCCTTACGACTGAACGATACAAATGCTATCGACTCAGGTCTGGTGCCACTGTCCAGTTCCTGCTGTACGATCTCAATCAACCGTGTTGTTTTACCCGTGCCCGGGGGTCCGAAGATAGTTGTTTGCATTTCATGCATCCCGATACAACTTACTTTTCCATTGGCACACAGAATTGATGTGCGTATGCTGTGTGGTTGGCACCACCATTCCAATTTTCTCAATCCAACCCTTCTTCTGTAGAGAGGCTACCATCGCCCCCCAAACATTGTGATGATGCGGGTCGTTCATACCGCGTTCGCGGCAAAAGGCGCAAATTTTACCCCCTTCAAACACCTGATTTCGTTTTAAAAACTCGACGGCATTTTGATAGTATGCTTTCTTCCAATCGTCGTCTGCGTTCACATATACGCGGTCAATTTCTTTTTGAATAAACTTATGACGGTCAAATAATTCCTGTTGTGTCATGTCATGTAACCCCTACATAAAAAATAAGTTTTATATTCCATTAGAACGGCACCTCACTATCTTGAACCTCGATACTTGGAACTTGAACCTCTGTATTGAACGCAGGCACCCACCACACCCGAAGCTGCTTTGACTCACCTTTAGTTGTCTTGAATCTTTTATGACCATTGGCAGAGCCTCCAGAGTTCATCTCTTTCAGACGCTCCTGAATCTGACCCCTGCTATATGTCTCGAACTTGTTGTTGCGAAGAAACTTCATCAGTGCCTCGATCTTGAAGTACGTCATGTTGTCTTCTTCATCAGTGAAGGGCTTGCCAAGTGTGATCTCTTCGGCTGACTGAGCCTGTACACGACCATCACAAAACGACTCGAGCAGATCCATGAACTGACCTTTGTATGTCAGTTCTTCCGGCACCTCGATTTCACTCATGTTTTCCATCATCAACGACACAATGATCTGCCACTCCGCCAGCTTCATCAGCGGTGGCATCTTGCGTATCTGTTCCATGCAGGCTTTCTGGAATCTCTGCGGTGTTTGCAGATCGTCCGTTGTCATCTCGACACGTTGCCCAGCCACATCACAAAACCAAACAGGTGGCTCCGACTTGACTACACATAAGCCCGATACTTCTACGTTCGATGCGTGACCACCAATGCCATACTTCTTTGTCTTGCATAAGTTCTTGTTGCAAAAACTCTTGAGCGGCTCCTGATCACACGGAAATCCATACTCTTTCTTTTCATGCTGGTTCTGTATCGTCACAACCTCTGACGCTGGTAGCGGAGGTGTGCAATGCTTGTTGTTTATTTCCTCGAGTCGGGCTTTCCAGTTGTCAGGCTGTTCTTTCTTACAACCCACGGCTGCTGCAAACATCACTGTGTTGCGTGTGCCTTCGGGAATACCCTGCCCAAACATACATTTCAGGCAGGGTGCCCACTCCTCGAACTCATCGATCTGTTTGCCAAAAGTTAAACCAACAAAAACTTCTGGCTCAACGCTCCTCTCATCGACAAGTTCTACGAATTCTTTTAATGACGCTGGTTCGCCATCTTCCTTAATAGCGTAGCGGAGCGTTTGTTTCGCATCAAAGTACGGAAGGTTAATGAAGTTACCAACATCGCCACGCTCGACAATAATCTGCTCCTGCTTTGGGAATATCTCGCAGCCACCATATCCAAGATACGATGCAATCTCTGATGCTTTGTCACGGAACTCTCCTGCACTTATGTAGCCTTTGAAGAAAAAGAATATATGTGCACCACCAGACTTGGATCGACACACGACTGCCGGAACTTCCATCTTCCGTATCTTCTTGTCGAGTGCCTCTAAGTCAAGCGGGTACTGGTCGATGTCTAACGCACCAAACCTGCACTTGTTATCTTCATTGATAGGTATGGAACCCACACCAAGACCACCCTTTAGATGATCGGCAATGAGTTCCACCGTAAGTGGTTTACGAACGATGATAGACTTGGCCTTTTGTTTGCCAGCCCTTCGCTCTTCTGATATCTGTGTCTGTCCATGTGCCGCACTAAATCCCTCAAACGCAGCCATGAACCTTTCTAGGTAGCTCATGGG